AATGCAAACAATTCTTCATTCTGCACAGGCTTGTAACGCTTACCAACAGTAGCAAGAACATCAGTTCCGCCATTGAATGGATTATCACGAATGACAAGAGATGCAGTAGATACATCATTCCAAGATTCTGGAATGTGCTCAGTGATTGGAGATAGACGAACATTCCAATTTGATAACTTTGCTTCTTCAAGCATAGATTGTGTAGTTACTTCCTCATCTTGTGAGAAAATACGATTGGCAAGATTATGCCAAGCAGGTGCGCCACGAAGTGCAAATGCAACTTCGCCATTTTCCATTTCTAGATTATGAGCCATGGATTTATTCCTTTCGATTGGTTGATTAAGCAATTATAACAGGTGGCACTGACATTGTCTAGATTAGTTAGTCATTTGTCCGATTTGATCCATGTGAGTAATCTCACAAAAATTCAGGCGTTTTCCACAAGCAGTCGTAAACCTGTGGATAACCCCGCAATATTGCGGGCGAAGCTGGGGTTTATAACCCCAACTCCATTTTCTTTAAGCCACGTGTAATTGAATTAACTTTTTCAACTGTCTTCTCATCAAAAAATAATGCAGTTGTCTTTTTCTTTTTTACATTATCAAAAACATAAGCATTAACTCTTCCGCTAAAGTTTCTGATGTTGCTGAATACTAATTCAGTTAAGTATTCTTTATCAACACCTTGATCTGAGTAGATTGTGATGTCATTCATTTTGTTTGCGTCATAGATTTCAACTCTAAAACGATTTGCCATTGTATTACCTTTGTTAGTAGTTGTCCCCGAAGGGAGAGCAGTTTGGCGACTTACTCAGGTCGTTGGATTAGTTAGAGATAACGAGCAATTTGCTTCATTGTAGAAGCATTTACTGTTTCCTCATCTGTCATCTTTAGAATTGTGAGAGCATTTGTAATGTCCTCTACAATTTCATTGTATGAGTGTTGGTGCATAACTGTAAAATCACGCTCAGGCTCTTTTGGCAAATCCTTTTCGGATACTGTCAAATCAAAGTCAATGTTGAGTGTGTTATTCCAAGAACGATAGTTTGTGCGAAGGTTCTCTGACTTCTTGATGTTTGCGATTGCATAATCCTGAAGTTCTTTCTGCCAAGCCTTACGAGCCTTTTCATACTTAGCCTCGTTTGCACCTTGCTCTGCATAGTCCTTCTTGATTGTTGCTAACTTTGTTTCCAAAGCCTTGATTACTTTAGGTGTTGCCACCTTTACTGTGATTGCTCTTGACATTGTGTTACCTTTCGTTGGTGGGTTGTTGTTAGTGGATAGTATAGCAGGGGGGTCTGACATTTCCCCGAAGGGAGAGAGTTCTTACTTACGACATTGGGCGAGAACACTCTCTTAAACTGCCCCTGTTTCGATTATTTAGTTTTATGCCAAAGTGCTTGCTGATACCGAAGTCCAGCGAGTTTCCTTGTTTGGCATTTCTAGCAACACACGCACCGAGCCAGATGCCTGTGGGTGGATTTCCTTAATCACACCTGTTTTCTTTGACTTTAGGGTGGTGAATAAATCGCCAACCTGATACAACTTGTCGTTGATTGTCATTTTTGCCTCTTTTCTTTGTTAGGTAGGTAGTATAACATTGGGGTCTGACATTTGTCTAGCCCTATCTCAGTATTTGAGAAAATTATTGTGTGAGGTTAATCACACTCAGGTAGCCACGGGTCTAAGTGGTGAGCATCAATTATGGCAGATGCGGGTGCTGAAGTTTTACCTCGCCAAGAGATACCTTCAGGTAAATTAATCTCACGATCAAAATCCTCATCATAGAACGCATCAATAGCGTCTATGCAAGGTTGCACCATTGAGACGGGAACGGGTGGGTAATGATTACCCTGCAAGTGATAAGCAAGTCCTGCCTCTAAAGACAATTCTTCTTCTAATGCTAATGCTGTTGTGTATCCCATTATTAGTTATCTCCCTTGATAGTTACTTCAGCCCAAGTATTATTTTCATTTGCAAGTGGTAATACATTAGACATAGCAAGTGCGTGTAGCGTTGCTTCTTTGCACATTTGAGTCATTGTTGCTTCATCAAGCGCAATTAGCGCAGGTAGTAGGTTTGCAGGAATAGTATCAAGGTTAATAATAGCCTCGAATACTACTGTGTGTGGAACACGAATTACATTTGACATTTGTTGCCTTTCGTTTGGTTGATAAGAGTATTTTACACTATGCCACTGACATTACCTAATCCATTTACGGCGTGTCGCAGCTTTTGTGAGATTAATCACAATTTCAAGGGATTGTGGATAACTCCCGTAACCCTGTGGATAACCCCGCAACATTGCGGGCCAGCTTGATCTTGTCAAGCTGACACGCCGCTATTGTTTAAATATTGTATAAATAATTATTGGAAGCGGGACCAGTAATACGATTAAGATCCCGACTCCAATAATTGCCCCCAGTATATCCGTCATTTCTTACTCGCAGAAAATCTAACATCAGCCTTACCATATACGCAGAGACCGCATGACACGCATGCAGAACCTGCATTGCTAATAAGTGGAATGCTTTTCATATTCTCAGGACATTTAGCGCCAGGCTTGCCAGTCAATTCTTTCATGGTACCCTCAGTTACGGCGAAAGTCTTCCCAAGATATGCAAGGCGAATACCTTCATTTACTTTTAACTCATGACCAATTTCTTTATTATCATCATCGGTGGAATAATAAAGAGATAGATTAGCAACATCCTTAAGAATAAGCGCTGCAGACTTTACACGTGTGTAAACCCAAAATTGAATATCAGGATGATTATTAATAATTACTTTCCACGCATATGTATAAGTATCATTGAAAAAATCACCGTCCCAGTGGATACGGAATAATTTAGGAGCGTCTTTCTTTTCACAATCAGCAATAAATTCAACAATCATCTCATCCAATAGAATGAGCATTGTGTCCATGTCTGCATTGCGTAAGAGCTCCCAATTGTGGAGAAGATTAGTTTTTACACCAGGGAAGAGCTTTTCCAATTTGCCAGCGTAGCAAACACTTTCGCAGATAGACGTAGCGCCAGGACATGAATAGTCTTTTCCTGCAGGTAATCCGAATGTGTTAGCAATTGCTGCTTGCTTTCCATTTTTTGTGACAAGGTTAGCCACCTTTCTATCGTTGGACCGTTTAAGTTTCATAGGGGTAATTATAGCGGTTAGATCTGACATATTAGTAATCCTCATCCATTCCATGGCCTGCAGACGCTAATGCGTCTGAATCTGCCCAGCCTATAGTTTCAAAGAATTCCATTTCCTCAGACGCATAGCATTCAGCGCAGATATAATCATCACCATAGATTTCATATTCTGAATCAGAATCAAAGGTAGCCATATCGCCACAAATTTCATAGTTCAAGCAAGCAACAGTAAATAGTTCCATGAGTTGGACCTTTCGTTAGATTTAAGAGAATAATACCATGGGCCACTGACATATCATAATCGACACGCCGCAAAATTCAGGCGATTTTTAAAATGTGTCGTAATTCACACTTGCCCCCCACAAAAGATTGCGGGCCGCATAAATATTCAATACTCTGAATTTTTATGCTTGCGCTTTCGTGAATATTTTTTCTTTGAAGGAATTGCGGTTGCTGCATTTGATCTTCGCAATTCTTGAATTCGTTTAATCTTCTGCAATACATTCACATCTTTTAACACTTAACACATTCCCTTCAATATAAACTGCACCGAAATCTTCACAATCCGAACACACAAACATTTCAACGATTTGCATTTATTTGCCCACCTTTACTTTGTAATTGCTTGCTTCGTGAAATCTTACAACATCAAAACGCGGATTATCTTTTGCGAACATCTCCGCAAAATCATTTACCATTTTAGAAAATAACGCTGGGTGAGTTTTATCGCTAGCATACTTTAGAATTTCTGCGGTTGAAACATAATCTTTACGAGTCATCATTAGTTATTCTCCTCAATCTCAATTTCTAAACAATCAGTTTTTAGTTTGTCTAGCGGTGTGTTATAGATAATCCATGTTGCTTCGTCTTGGTCGATAGCCTCAACCTCAACCGCAATAGTATAAATAAATTTCATTTTGTTACCACCAATCCTGTGCGATAAAAATTCTTAGTGTACATTTTTCCAGTTGGCGTCATTAGATTTACAGTTGAGTATTCATTAGCCCAACCCCAATCAACAAATGAAAGAAATGCGGTAAATGCTTCTAGTGCATCTGCATAGTTCTTATTGAAGTGGATAGGCTTGCCGTCATAGGCAACAGTTATTTGATACATAGGTTTTCCCTTTCGTAGTTGTTTAGAGTATTGTAGCAGAGGGGTCTGACAAATTATTCAGACTCAGGGCTAGTGAATAAGGCTCCCTCATTAAGTAAGCCTAATTCAATGTTAAACATTTCATCGGGGGTGGCTTCGGATAAATCTACCCAGCCAGCACCCTCATCATTCATTCTAAAAATCTCAATGTATCCCATTAGTGTTGTTCCTCGCAATCTTTATTGTAATCAAATCCGCAAAAGTAGCAACCCATGAATTCTAAGTGCTCTATACAGTAATACTTAAACTGACTTTCATCACAGCAAAAGTGTTGCTCATCTGCGATTTCATAGAAATCGGTTTTGTCAATTATGTTCAGCATTAGTCACCTACCTTCACCGCTACATAGCGGTATGTGTCCTTAAAATCAAAAGAATTTACAGGGCGAATTTGCACCTTGTATGTATCTGCACCTGAGTACCATACATCATCATTTTTTTCGGCTGAGATAATCTCGCCCTTTACTGAATTAGAGTAATACATTTTACCTACTAAGAGGCTTTCGACATTATAGACATTCGCTGACATTAGCGACCTTCTTTCGTTGTTGTTGATACGGACATTGTAGCAGATAGCACTGACAAGGCTTCTGCCTTGCTTGCTTGACGGGTTGCCTCTACATGGGCACGGAATTCATCTAGGTTCATGAATTGACCTTCTTTCGTTGTTGTTATAAGAGTATTGTACCAGAAGGGACTGACATTTATGACATTACTAGCCAGTAAATCCAAATAGTGAGACGCTCAACCTATGTGATAAAGGTCACATCAAAATGTCCGTTTTGTCTGTCAAATCGACACGCCGTAAATTTCAGGGGATTTTATAACATGTTCATAACGACACGCCCGACCCCGCGCCTTTGCGGGCCAGCTTGACAATGTCAAGCCGACACGCCGTTAGGCTAGTGTGATTCTTGCCACATCTCACGCATCTCCGCCTTGAAATCATGATACACGATCCTCATCATGTATAGGGCGGGGATAGCAATAGATAGTTGAACGATAGTAGTTAGTAGTCTGTTCATTATTTAGATTTCCTTATCTTATAGAATTTATAAAGTGTAGCACCTACTACTGACAAGATAATAAACGCCCACGATTGGGATACATAGAGGAAATCCCCTAGGTCAATCATTAAGCCATAGTCATTTAGTTCAATAGTCATTAGTTAGCCCCTACCTTTATGTTTTGAATGTTAGCGGTGAATTTTGTTTTCTTGCCTAGGTCGCTATCGTTAAGCGAATCTATTAGGTGGTCAATAGCCTTAACCTCATGCGCTACATTGTCGATAGATAGTAAGCGAGAGCCTTGCCAAATTGAGTAAGTGATAGTCATTAGATTAGTTCCAATCGATACTAGTTAGTAGTGTGTCAATCTGTTCATCTGTTAAGTGGTCTGTTTCGATAGACTTAGAGAAACCGAAGAAATCTTCTTCTTCTGTTTCTTCGACATCTTCGATATACATATCGGCAACATCTTCTTGAATTGTGTCCCACTTAGAGGCTGTATTAGTATCGAATGAGTATGACATTTGTTTCTTCTTTCTTTAGTAGTTCAATAAGATAAAGGTATCAAATAAGTATGACATTTGCAAGGCTATTGCGTGTGATGTCTATCACAGACAGTTTATGCACTCGCAACCCTTAGAGCGGATAAGGTAGGCAAGGATTTCCTTGCGTGTGTAGTTATCTAATCCATATGAGGATTTTACTCCGCCGTTATGGTAGTCGTGAACTATTGTTGAGAATAGTGTTTCTGTAAGTTGAGTCATTTTTTGACTCCTTTCGTTTGTTTTTCTTTATATATAAATCATAACACGGGGGTCTGACAAATATCAACTCAAAAAAGGTGCAATTCGGACATTGTGAGGCACATCACACGACTTTTTTAGTGTATAAATCGGACATTGAGGACAATATGGGCGGACTATCAAGATTTATCGTTCTTTTTTTAGGTGTGTATCATACAAGAAAAATAAATATTAACATTTTCTCAAATCTGAAATAGTAGTTGACTAGAACTTGTTTCACGTGAAACACAAATGCTATACTAGAGGCATGACAACTTTTGATATCTTTGATGACGCTGAGTTTAGATCAGCTTTCAACAACGCTACTGTTCATGTTGCAAAAAATGTGGCGGGGTTACCAAAGATCAAATGGGACGACGCATTCAGAATCTTAGATGAGGATGTGAAAGCAGGAAATCTGTATGGACAAAAGCGATATGAGAATGGTGGATTCAGAATCCTAAATGCAATGCGTATTCCAGGAATTGCAGATGCACAAAAAAAATTATTAGAAATTTTCACAGAATCAAACTATCAACTTGAGGTTGAGGGTAGATCTACACATCTATACATGAATATTACTACACAAGATGGAACATACTGGAAGCTGCATCAGGATACTGAGAATGTGATTTTCTGGAATATTCAAGGTAAGTCAAGATGGACAATTTATAAAGCAGGGGAGTACCTAGATCTAGAAAACGTATCAGATGATTTGATTGATGTAGATGTTATACTAGAACCAGGTGATATTCTTTACTGTCCATATGGTAGACCACATAAGGTAGAAGCTATTACTCCAAGGTTTGGTGCTTCTCTAGGATTTGGGGATTTAAAATGAATTTAATTGCAGATGGTATCTATGAGTTTGAAAATTATATCTCAGATAGTGAGATAGCAGCATTTATGGAAATTTCAAAAAGAAATCTTAAAAATGATGGTGAGATGCAGCTATATTTTGAGCATAATGATTTTGCTCCATTGTTTCGTAAATTACGTAGTAGAGTTGATCCTATGTTTAAAAACTTAGAAAGAATGGCGGGGTTTTATAGAGTTCAAAGATGGGAAACCAATAGCGGAATGGATCTACATCGTGATGATGCATATGGAGAGCGTCCAGATCAAGTTGGAATCAAATGGGGCATTGTAATTTATCTCAATGATGAATATGAAGGCGGGAAGATTGAGTATCCAGATATTGATCTAGCATTTAAACCAAAGGTGGGATCAATGCTAATTCATAGAGGAGATATCCCACATAAGGTTCAAGTAGTTACTTCAGGATGTAGATACTATATTACTGGATTTGCATATGGAGATGATTCTCTGGAGTTTACTCCATGAAGTTAATACTGTGGGTTGGAATTGTAACTATACTCGTACATATATGTGGCTTAGCGCTGCAGGTATTTACGGGAGTATAGCTTAATCTGGTGAAAGCAATTGTCTTATATACAATCGACTGTCAGTTCAAATCTGACTACTCCTACTATGAAAGTAGTTGACTAGAATTATGTATGATTTTAAAAATGATATCAAATTGCTACAAAACATACAAAACAGACATATAGACCATCGCACTGACCTAAATATGCCAGAAGTCACATGGGATGAAGTATTTATGCTTCTAGATGATGATGTAAAAAACGGCAGAAAGCATGGTCAGAAGCGATTTAAATTTGGCGGGTATAAGATAAGACAGGCACATAGGATCAAACCCGTTAGAGAAGCCTTAGAGAATTTATTAGAGGTACTCCATGAATCTCCATTGGCTGAAGAGGAAGGTAGTGATCATCAGATATATATGTCCTTAACTACAGATCCATCAGCATATGGTGGACCACATGTAGATTATGAAAATGTTATATTCTGGCAGCTTCAGGGATATTCCAGATGGCAGATCTATGATAAGACTAATAGTGAAATTGAATTTGATAAGGTAATTGGTCCAGGAGATGTTCTATATTGTCCTAATGGTAGAATGCATAATGTTATTGCTTCTTCCCCCCGCTTTGGAGTATCTTTAGGATTTGGTGAACTTAGAGAAAGGCTTTAAGAGTATATGCCAAAACTTTTTGGCATTCTCTTCTATCTTGGCCTCTATCTTTGTATGATGAGAATCGGGATGATTATCACTTAAAAAATATGGGCCATACATCATCTTTGAAAAATGTCTTGGACTCATATTATTATTATACACCTAAATTTATAAAATGGTTCTTCTGCCGCCGAAGCACTTTTTTTGCACTATTTTTCGCACTATGTTCTGCAAAATGATAGAATATAGATATGGATAATAAATACATCATAACTAAAGTTGATGACGGAATATACTACATAGATGACTTCTTATCAAAAGAAGAAATAGATGTAATGATGTCTGAGTGCCTTGAAGAAAATGGATGGTATGGCGAAGGCGGAGCGTGGGAAAATAATTTAAAAGAATGTACGCATTCTAGAGAACTTCGTCAAGAAATAAACACTCGTCTAGAAGCTATTATTAACAATGATGAAGAAGAGTCAAACAGCAATACCATTATAAACAGACTTCGTGTATCTACTGGAAACGGTACTGACTGGGCTCTTGGAGTACATGCAGATAATCATGAGTATGGCGATGGCCGTAGTGTTAATGTTACCAAGGGTTATATAATTTATTTTAATGACAATTTTGAAGGTGGAGAAACAGTTTACATTAATAAAGGTATCGAAATTAAACCAAAAGCTGGAAGAATGCTTGTTCACTCTGGTTACAAAGAATACACTCATGCGGTTAAGCATGTGATATCAGGAACTAGGTATTTTATAACAGGATTTGTTTTTAAAAAGGGAACACTAGTAAAAAGTTATAGTTGCTAATACAAAACCCAGTCAGAGGCGGATCCGACTGGGTTTTGTTGTGCCTAAGCACATGTAAGGAACTAAAAGCTCAACTTACAATATTATTGTAAAATAGATTTTGTCCTAAGTCAAGGATTATTCTACAATAAGATTGTTTTCATCAAGCTTGTCAAAAACTAATCCCATTAGGTATGTAATTGATGGCAAGCTTTGGCCCATCTTTTCTTCAGTTTCTTCTTCAGACATTCCTGATTGAATGCACATCATTTTGTTGCCGTTTTGGAAAACTCTTGTCATTAAGTTGACAACTGAGTCTCTATCTTTATCCATTTTCTTCTCCTGTTGTATACGCTGGGGCAGGGCCTAATAGATAGCCCTGTTCATGATAATTTATCATCTTTTGTGTGTCTTCTCCGCCTACCACTTTATTCGAAATTAGTGTAAGCAGATCATAAATCCTATGGAGCATAATATATGTCACCATAGGAAGATTATCTTCTAGATTTGTTGTTGCCTGTTCTTCAGTCATTCTTTCTACCTAAATCTTCCCAAAATATTTCTCTGCCCATAGCGTCTGTTATGGGGATTGGTTGTGATTCATTTTGACACTTGCAGTCATTGCTTCCACATGTCATTTGGAACCGCCCTTTTGAACTGCTTTTACAATATCATCATAAAAGCCAAAGCCTATAAATTTTTTGTAGTTGCACGACAAGCAGTAAAGATAAAGGTTGTCTTCTAAATCTTGATTGGGATAAAGAAGACCTTGATCCATTGGGCATTCCAATTGCGGAACAAGGCCTTCTTCAGCCATTGCTATGTATTTAGATACATACTGTATCCTTTGCATAGTCTCCTACTTCTTCGTGTCTGTTGGGAACTTTAAATAAAATTCCTGTGCTCTTTGGGTTAAACCCTTCCAAGCTGACCAATTCTCACCGCCATTAGTCATATAGTACGTTATCTCTGCGTTGATTACTGGGTCAAATAATAGTACATTTGACTTCAGGTCGAACTTTTCTTTTCGATCAATTCCGAGGTTACCCAACATATTAATCTGAAAAATTCCATAGGAACTGTCTCCAGTATTCCTGTTGCCATTATACGCCATTGGTCGTCCGTTAGACTCCCTCTTAGCAATGGCCCAAGCCGTTTTAAGGGCTTTTCCTTCAAAACCTACTGCCCAAAGAAGATCTTTTAAATCTTCATCTGACAGAGCCTGAGAAGGCTTATAAACAGTATTGCTGTACTTTTCTAAGGTTTCTTTCTTAAGTTGTACTTCTGTCTTTGGTTTTACTATTAGAGCTTGTGAATTTTGTATTGCAATCACAGTATTGTTACTGAATAGAAATAATGTTATCATTACTATAGCAGTTGTACTATGAACAAAATCACTAAGCTTTTGTTTTATATTCTCCATTGGCATTTCCTCCTTTAGAGATAACGAACTACAATCATAACATTGATTGCAAATAGCTGTCAAGTCAGTTGACCAGAAAGGGATCCATGCAAATATCATTTTCTACACCAACCATGAACTTAAAAACATCAAATGGCTATGGTTATGCTGGATTAAACATTGTTGAGTCCCTAAAATCACTTGGACACTCTGTTCCGTACTCTTATTCTAAAGCACCAGTACAGCTAAATTTTGCACAACCTTTTAATTTTAAGCTGCATAGGAATCAATATCAAATTGCATATACACCTTGGGAGTCAACAAAAATTCCAGATTCTTGGAGAGAAAAAATGCTTGTCTGCGATGAAATTTGGACAACATCTGAATGGTGTGGAAATGTTTTTGAAGACAATGGATTTAAAGATGTTAAAGTTTATCCACATGGTATATCTGAAATCTGGAAGCCCCTAAAAAGAAGATCAAGCGATGTAATAAAATTTTTACACATCGGAGAACCAGCACCAAGAAAAGCTGGACAAATGGTTGTTGACGCATTCACACAATTATACGGAAACAATCCATCTTATTCTTTAACTATTAAAGCATATAAAGATAATACTACTAGAATATATAATAATTATATAGATAAACAAATTATAGGTTTACCTAATACTATATATAATAATATTAATATTATAACAGAAGAACTTTCAGAAAGTCAACTACTTGAACTTTATTATGATCACGATGTTTTAATCTATCCAAGTTATGGAGAAGGATTTGGTTTCATACCTCTTCAGGCTTTAGCAACTGGTATGCCTACAATCTGTACAAGTGGATGGGCAGATTATGAAAATTTTCTTGGTCCACTAAAGCTAAAATCAAAGTTAATAGATTCTCCATGGCCATATCCACATGAAGGAAAAGTTTTTGAACCAAACTATCAACACTTACTTGAGCTTATGAGAGAAGTTGCTATTGATTTCCCAGCCTATGCAGGATACTATTATGCTCAGTCAACTAAGATACATGAAAAATATAATTGGATTCAGTTAACTAAAAATTCATTCGATCATATTTTTAAAAAGTTTTCTTAAACACTAGACCTGTAAAAAAAAGTTTGATACACTAGGACTTCACACAAAAATTACACCGCAGGGCGGAGAAAAGGTCGTATATGTCAAGAACTATTGAAAACCCATATGAAAACTTTATTGCATTGTCAAGATATGCAAGATGGTTACAAGAAGATAATCGTCGTGAAACATGGGGTGAGACAGTAGATAGATATTTTGACTTTATGTTATCACATCTCAAAACTATGGACTATGTTCCAGATTCAAAAGTAGTTGCTGAAATAAAAGAAGCAGTATATAACAGAAATGTTATGCCATCCATGCGTTCAGTCATGACAGCTGGAGCAGCATTAGATAGAGACCATGTAGCAGGATATAACTGTTCATTTGTTCCAGTAGATTCACCAAGATCATTTGATGAAACCATGTATATCTTAATGTGCGGTACTGGTGTTGGATTCTCTGTTGAATATAAGTATGTTAATAAGCTTCCTGCCGTCCCAGATTCATTTGATAAGTCAACAACCGTTATTACAGTTGAAGATTCAAAGCAAGGATGGGCAAAAGCATATCGTGAGTTACTAGCACTGCTTTGGTCAGGTCAAATTCCAGCAATTGATGTTAGTAAACTTCGTCCAGCAGGAGCAAGACTTAAGACTATGGGCGGAAGATCATCTGGACCACAACCACTGATTAATCTTTTTGATTTTACAATTGCAAAGTTTAAAATTGCAGCAGGACGTCAACTAAAACCGATTGAGGCACATGACATAATGTGTAAGATTGGAGAAGTAGTTGTTGTAGGTGGAGTAAGACGTTCAGCAATGATTTCTTTATCAAACATTAACGACATTGAAATGGCTGCTGCAAAGTCTGGCAACTGGTGGGAAAATAATACTCAACGTGCTTTATCAAATAACTCTGTTGCCTATTCTCGCAAACCAGAGATGGAGCAATTTATTGCAGAATGGAAATCTTTATATGACTCGAAATCAGGAGAACGAGGTATATACAATGTGGCCGCAGCTCAAGCCCAAGCAGCCAAATTTGGAAGAAGAGATCCAGATATTCACTACGGAACTAACCCGTGCTCAGAAATTATTCTACGTCCTTATCAGTTTTGTAACCTTTCAGAAGTCGTACTACGTGAAAATGATACAAAGAAAGATATTGAGCGCAAGGTAGAGTTAGCAACTATTCTTGGAACTTGGCAGTCTACTCTTACAGACTTTAAGTACCTTCGTAAGATTTGGAAAGACAATACAGAAGAGGAAAGACTTCTAGGAGTTTCATTGACTGGGCAATTTGGACATAAATTTATGTCAGGTAAACAAGACCTAGTTGCACTAGAATCATTTTTAATGACTCTTAGAGAATCAGCAAGAGCAAAGAATAAAGAAGAGGCTGGAAAAATTGGGATTCCTGAGTCTGCAGCTATTACATGTGTAAAACCATCAGGAACAGTATCCCAATTGGTTGGGGTATCTTCAGGAATGCATGCATGGCATTCTCCGTATTACATTAGAACAGTTCGTGGTTCAAAGGGAGATCCAATTTCTGTATTTCTTAAAGAAGTTGGGATTCCAGTAGAAGATGATGTAATGAAGCCAAACGATACATATGTTTTCTCATTCCCAGTCAAGGCACCAGAAGGTGCAATTGTTAGAAATGATCTAACAGCTATTGAACACTTAAACATTTGGTTAGTTTACCAACGTGCATGGTGTGAGCATAAGCCATCAATTACTGTATCTGTAAAAGAAGATGAGTGGATGGAAGTTGGAGCCTGGGTATATAAGCATTTTGATGAAGTGTCTGGAATCTCATTTTTACCCCACTCAGAACACTCATATAAGCAAGCTCCATATCAAGAAGTAAGCAAGGAAGAATATGAAGACCTTGTTTCAAGGATGCCAAAAAGCATTCGTTGGGAAGACCTATCTTTCTATGAGACAGAGGATGGAACAAGCGGTACACAGACCTTAGCATGTACTTCTGACGGAAATTGCGAGATTGTAGATATATCAGCATAGTGGTAGAATATAGTATTGGGTAAAACCAAAATTCCTGGGCACCCCGCCCTGAGATGGAGATGATTAAATGGCACACGATAAAGCCGATTTAAACAAAGACGGAAAGGTAACAATGACAGAACAAATTTTAGCAGCACTTGGAACATATGCGAGAGCATTCCTTTCAGCAGCAATTGCTTTGTACATGACTGGAAATACAAATCCAAGAGACCTTTTGATGGGTGGAGTTGCAGCAGTTGCTCCAGTTATTTTAAAGGCATTAAGCCCAAGCAACCAAGAATTTGGTTTTAAGGCTCCAGCTAAGTAATTAGTCGATTAGAAATACTCCTGTGCTAAAATTGGTACAGGAGTATTCCTATTTAGGAGACTATGGCAAATGGCAGTAAAAAAGAATTTCGAAGTAGATCAAAACGCTACATTTAATTTTCAGATACAATATACTGAAGATGACGAGGTAACAGCTATTGATCTTACTGGTGCATCAGCAAAGCTACAAGTTCGTGATACACAGGGTGGCAGCAAGCTTGCTTTCACACTAACCTCACCAGCGGGTGGAATTACAATCAATGGACCAACAGGAACATTAGATGTAAAGATGACTCCAACACAAACCAACAAACTCTTTTATCCAAAATCTGCATATGACATTATGGTTATTGACACTAATGGGAATAAGATTAAACTCCTAGAGGGGTTCATTACTCTCAGTAGGTCGGTAACTATATAATGGTCGACAAAGTAATAGTTAAAGAACAAAAAAATAATATAATTATTTCATCTCCTGGTCCACAAGGACCAAGAGGTAGAACAATACTCAATGGAGTCGGTAACCCAGCAAACAACCTTGGGCTAACTGGAGATTTTTACTATGAAACGACATTAAATAAATTTATCGGTCCAAAGACTAGTGATTCTTCTTGGGCAGACGCAAAAGTAATTATATTAACAAACTCAACTCTAACAACATCCTGGGAACTTGCTCAACTTCAGGGTCCAGTAGATGGAGTGTACTCAGTAGAAATTATTCACAACCTTGGATACAATCCAAATGTAACTGTGAAGTCAAGTGCTGGGGATATTCTTGAAACAGGCATAGATTACAACAGCTTTAATAAAATAACATTGACAATGGCACAGCCATTTTCAGGGACAGCACACCTGTCCTAAAAGGGAGATAGCAAATGGCAAAAAAATATTTAGTTAGTATTGATCTCAACAAGAATGAGTTACTCAATGCTAGAATTCAAAACTTAGGGGCAGCCCCTTCAAATCCAGTATCAGGTCAAGTTTACTACAATACTGGCGACAACATCATGTACTTCTGGAATGGAACAGAGTGGATTTCCACATCAGGTTCATTAGAAGTAATTCAAGATGCTATTGGTCAGTATGTAGAAGGCGGAGTTGGATTAACTCGTTCATACAATGACACAACTGGCGTAACAACCATAGATCTAGACAATACAGCAGTAACTGCTGGAACATATGGGTCTACATCAAAAACAGTAACATTTTCAGTAGATCAGCAAGGTAGATTAACTGCTGCAAGTCAGGCAGACTTAATTGTTCCTTTGAGCACACAGACCACAGGAGATTATGTAGCTACAATTGCTGGAACAGCAAATGAAATTACAGTTTCACCAAATAGTGGTCATGATGCAGCCGTAACAATTGGATTGCCAGACAACGTAGAGATTGCTGGCAACTTGCAGGTTGGCGGAAACCTTAATGTTATTGGAACAGTTAACTCTGTAAACACTACACAGATTAACATTGAAGACAACAAGGTAAAGCTTAATAGCAATGCCACTGGATCTGCAACTACAAATGCTGGAATAATGGTAGAGCGTGGTTCAGATGCAGATGTTGAAATTTTATGGAATGAAGCAACAGACAAGTGGTCACTAACAAACAATGGAGTAGACTATCACTCAATTGCTAGAAAGTCAGTAACAACACTTGGGACATCACAAACATCATATACAGTAGAGCATAAACTTGGAACCTTAGAGGTTACAGTACAGGTATTTGATACAGCAACTGGTTCACTTGTAGAAGCAGATATTAAGTTGCACGATGAAAATAATGTTAAAGTTGATTTTGCAGTAGCACCTTCAGCTGGAGAGTTTAAAGTAGTAGTAGTAGGTTAATATGTCTAGACAAATGAAAGTTGCGTTAAACTTACTTACAATGGAAGTAGATCCGTCATCTGGAAAAGAAGGCGATGTCTATTTTAATGTAATTAGCAAAAATTTAAGAATTCACAATGGTGATTCATGGATTGAGCTAACACCACCAAGTACAGACCCAACTCCATTTTATAGACATACTCACGCATTTGATGGAGAAGTTCATACAATTGATATTCAAAATCCAATTACTTTCTTGGAGTATAATGAAATTGCATCTCCCGCAGTTATCCTCCCAGAAGTTATTGGAGTAGAAGGTGGAACACCTTCTTTATCAAATGAAAACCCAAGCTGGGATAATCTAACATTATTTGATGGTGGAGAACCAGAAGAAACACCAGAAGACACATTAATTATAGGAGGAGATTCAACAGATTTTGTTGGAGATATCCTTGACGGAGGAGCATCAATCTAATGGCAGTTAGAATATTACTTAGAAGAGATACCGCATCAAACTGGGTATTAAATAATCCAATTCTTCTTTCTGGAGAAATAGGAATAGAGTCAGACACAAACAAGTTTAAAATAGGTAATGGATCAAGATGGAACTCAATAGCATCTTATGCATTTAAGCCAGGAGAAGCAAATGGTATAGCAACACTTGATTCAAGTGGTAAAATTCCTACATCACAACTGCCAAACCAAACCTCAGTCTCTGGAGAAGTTGCCGCCGCTATAGCCGCATTAACTACAACAAGCCTAGCTGAAGGAACAAATAAATACTTTACTGACGCTAGAGCAATTGCAGCAAATGCTTCAATTGTTTCAGGTATATCAACAACTGCTGCAGCAGACGCAACAACAAAAGCAAATGCAGCACAAGCTGCAGCCATAGCTGCTGCCGCAACAGATGCAACAACAAAAGCTAATACAGCCCAGGCAACAGCAATATCAAATGCTGAAGGTAAAATTGCAACTGCCAAGTCAGAAGCAATAAGCACAGCTTCAAACGATGCAACAACTAAAGTTAATCAAGCTTTAACTGATACAACTTCTGCAATTAACACTGCTGTATCAACAGCAATTACACAAGAAGTCGGTGACAGAAATACCGCAATAAGCACAGCAATAGGTAATGAAGTTATAAATAGAAATATTGCAATACAAGCTGAAATTATGGATCTTACAACCTCCGATGTAGCAGAGGGAAGTAGACTATATTTTACAGCACAAAGAGCTAAAGATGCAGTCGCCCCAGATATTACAGCAGCCATTGCAGCAATACCAGTAGGAAGCGGCGGGAGCATAATAACTTCTACCACTAACCTCCCAGAAGGCACCAATCTTTATTTTACAAACCCTAGAGCAATTGCAGCATTGACTCCAACAATTAATTCAAGAGTAGCATCATTACAAGATGCAGATGACCAATTAAGAACATTTTTAATGGACATGATTGCTGATACGAATCAAGATGTTACAAATATAGGAAACTCTTTGGATAACTATGTTTTAGAATCTTTAAGAAACCAACCTAACGGATATGC